TAAAGATCGACAGTTAAAATGAAGAGGAGGAATAGGACCTTCTCCCACTTTAAAAAGCTCGCCGTCATTTGCCCTGCAAACAGCAGTAGTACGCCCATCCAGAGTTGCCACATATTGTTCTTGCTCGATTATATCCGAATTGAGTTTGTTAAATTCCTTTTTGACCTGGTTAGCCACATGGTTCACCGCGGTCCTTGTAATTGATTCTGCATTGCGTCGTGTTATTTGTGTCACACCATCACGACCTTTCAGCGAGGCAGTACCAATGACACGACGAGCAATATCACGATTCGATTCTCCTTGAGTCAAACCAATTCGAATCTGGTCACGCATTCTTTTAATATCTGTTTCCTCAATACTGTTTGCCCACTCTTTAAGAGTTCGACCTTCAAAGAAAGAGGCCGTAGCAATAGTCTTGAGTTGGTTAGGCGAAGGTAATTTGGGTTTTACCTTCGTAGGACTAACCGTTTGAGTGATAGAAGCATAGGTTGCAGCCTCAGCTGCACTCAACGCAACTAACTCTTCATCCCATATTTTTCCTGCTTGTTTCCAGGCAGCTTTTCTGATGGCCGTAATTTCATCCAACAGGATTTTAAGCTTTTTAGTATTGGACGGTGACAAACCTTCCTTATTCTTAAGTATGTCTCGTATTTTTGAGGCAATGTCTCGTTCCGTAGAGTTTAAGATGTCAATGATTTGGTTACGAATAGATCCTGAAATACGCAACAAATAAATTTGATGGCGCACAAGAGCATCAAAGTACTCCTCGTTTGCTGTGGCCATTATTCATCTCCGTTGTTTTCATTCTCATCTTCGTTATCGTCTTCAACACCTGTGCCGCCAGGAACTTCTAATTCACTGTCAGCCTCTTCTTCAAGGAGCTTCATTTCCTCGTCAAATTCTTTATCAGTCATACCCTTACTACGCATGTTCTCATGAATAGTTTGTTTGCTAATTGGAGCTCCAAGGGATTTAGCAGACATGTACTGTACAAGATCTTGAGGTGCAAGTTTTTCAGTGGCAAATTCAGTATTAGGTGTGATAATAACTTTCTCAGGATCAGCTCCCATCCAAATAGCAGCTTCTTTAAGGACTTTTTCAAGACCGCCTGCACCTGCCATAGCAATTTGGCGAAGTGTTGCTGTTTGACTGCCAATACGTTTTTCAAGAGCCTCGCCGGACTCTTGTTTAGAAGCGCCGGTATTAATCAATTGACCAGTCTTATAACCAATCAACTTCTTGTCGTTCTCTAGCGCCTGGCGTTGTTCTGATAAACCCTGACTATCAACACCGATGAATTTAGCATCACCATTAGCAGGTAAGATAATAGAAGCACCTGAACCTACACGTTTTTCACTCTCCTCATCCTTATCACCAATGACAACCAATGTATCCTGGCCTTGCATAAATAGAGACTGACGATAGTCCGCTTCACCACGGTATATCGCCAGACTCAAGTTAGCCACCGAGAGCAATGGAGGTGTATCAGGTTGGGGAACCAAATCTTTTGAATTAATAAAATAGAAAGGAATCTTTTTAAGATATTCACCTTTAATGGTGACTTCCTGAAGCATTTCCTCACTGAATTCTGATTCTTCGCCTCGGAATATGCCGTAGCGATAAACACCAGATTGTTCATTTTCTTCAACATCACCTAGAACAAGAACACGATAAATACGCTCGTAATCCCAGGTTAAATCAGCCTGCCGCTCATAACCTGATTCGTCTAGTACTACCAGGTTTAATGATTCAGGATTAACTTCTGTACGTTCACCTTCGTCCCAATTAATAATAGACTCACCTGTATACATAGCAATGTATGGCTTCATATCAGTTGCGTATTGAGCACTATTAGGCAAATCTAAAAGGAGACCTAAACGACCGGTGAGCAATTGCTCCTCGTTAATACGACGAAGTAATTGCTCAACTGACTCGCCTTGGTGGGTTGCATTCTCGAGCATTTCCTCAAGCTGCGGTGGGACTTCAATTACAGGTGGTTTATTCCACATCATGCCAAGGTAGAACTCGACAGCTTCTTTCATAAAGTCATGGAATACGGCACGTTTCTTATATGCGGAGTAGGCTTTAGCACCAGGCTGTTCACCTTGCATACCGTCCTTTTCATGTCCAGATGTAGGAGGCAAGTACTTTTGCCCCTCTTATTTTACCCTCTGTTCTCCTTCATAAGTGTCTCGGCACGCAAGCCATTTCTGGCTATATGAGGAATACGAGGGATGTGTGACGTTTACTCCCATTCTTTAAAAATAAACTATGAAGACCGAAAAGTACAATTTAAGATACGAAAAAAGTATTTTACAAATGCTAAAATCTATTTTAGTACTGGTAGAAACAACGGGAGTCAAAAATGAATAAAATCGCATTCGAATATAATTATCTATTTCACGACGAAGGTGAAAAAGAAGACATTATGGATTATCTAGATCTGGCGCCTTGTGAAATCGCTTCAAAATACGAAGGATTGGTAGGTACACAAATGATTGTTGTCTGGGAATCTCTTTCTTCAGCGGAGTTCTTTCACAAATGGATTGTTGAGAATGGTAAAGATCTTTGGAAAGGTGAAGATCAATATGACGAGATTATTAAGTCATACGAAGCATTTGATCCTAAACATTGTAGAGAAGTGAAAGGGAAAATTGCTTATGTCTAGAGAAATCAAAACATTTACAGTCCGAGAATTCACCAAAACTAATGTGATGCAAACTTCAGACTATGTTATTCCAGGTAAGAAATTACCATGGCTTCAAAAGTTCCTGATTCGTTGCCTAGAAAGATTAGATTGTAAATGGAAGCATTTTACATCTGAGGTTCAGAAACACGAAATCGATGTACAGGACTTCCTAGCTCAAATTTTAAAACAAGCCGAAGAGATCCGTTACATTTATCAAAACAGGGAGCAAGGTGAATATCCAGTTACAGTTTTGATTGGAGATCCTCAATACCGAGAAATCACTGGAAATGTGGATATAAAGCGGCATATTACAATAACAGGTAAGAAAGCACCAGGGATTCAACTTATGAATATGGAAGTCCATGTGCTGCCTCACTTAGATGGTATAGTCGTTGTGCCTGATTACATATTAGCTCACCATGGTTGGTCTCAACCTAGAGTAAAGGGAATAACCATGAATGGAGATTTGATTTGAACAAACTTAAAAAGCAAGTACTAAATATAGAAAGCACTATGACAGAGCATGAACGAGAGTGTTTGCCTTGTTTTATTAAATATGTGTTGGACACTTGCCAAGATAATGTTTTATTTATGGCAGGATTTAAGGCTCTGATTGAAACTAAAGGTAGTATTTCAGGAGAAGATGCTGAAGCTATGATGGAAGGTTGCATTGAAATGCTTTCAAGAAATGCTTCAATTCTTGCTGCGGCAATGGAACCTGACTCAGATGTAAAAAATATGACAAAACACTAAAAATGATTTTACAACTAGAAATCATTGTGTTAGGGTGAATATACTTAAACAAATAACTGTTTAGGTCGGTTTTTTTTATTTTTATTTTTGTTTTTGATAATATGATTAAGTTTAAACAGCATTGGCTTCCGGTACAACCGCTACAGTTTGCGGAGGCTTGCTTATAAACAAAATCTGAGATTATCAACCGTTTGTTTAAACCCTCCGTAAAGAAATTTGCGGAGGGTTTTTACTTTTGCTGGTATAGCTTAGTGGTAAAGCATCGGTCTCCAAAACCGATTACCGGGGTTCGATTCCTCGTGCCAGCGCCAGATCTGGGTATAGTAGAGGGGCACTATGGGACTCTTGGAAAGTTTCGACGCAGGTTCGAGTCCTGCTACCCAGACCAAATGGCCGAGTGATGGAATTGGTATACATGGCTGTCTTAGAAACAGTATTTTGCAGGTTCGAGTCCTGCCTCGGCTACCAATGGAGAGGTTGGTGTAATGGTAACATGCCTGATTGTGACTCAGGAGATGAGGGTTCGATTCCCCACCTCACCCCAGTTGTGCCGTCGTCTAGTGGCAGGATAGCTGACTTTGACTCAGCAGACGTAGGTTCGAATCCTACCGGCACATCCAATTACTTAGAACTTTTTTATTAATAGATTTTAACCCAACTTACCATAAGTGTTCATACCTGTTCACCGGTGTTCGTAACCGTCTTTTTGGTAATACTAAAAATCATTTTACATATACTAAAAAGCATTTTACAGTTCCCTTGTTGATAATTAAACAGGAGAAAAGACATGTTAACAGCAAAATCAATTAAAGGCCCTAACTCAATGAAAGAATGGGATCCGGAGCATGACAGTGAATTGGCAAGCATATGCAGGCGCTTAATAGATAACCAATCAATGATTACTCATGAGAAATGGAAAAAACTATCAAGAAAGTTCGGGAGAACTCCTCACGGGGTTTGCACCAGGATCTATATATTATCAGAAGAAGGGATTGTGTCAAAAGATATAAAGAGACATTACACGGCTCCTTCAAAAGAACAAAACTTGCAAATTGCAGAAGATTTAGGGTTCCAGATTACTTACTCTGAGATTGAAGAAGAATCCGATGAAATAGGGTTTAAGAAAGCTTTAGAAATAGTAAATAAGTCCTTAGTTGGATGGTTACACGACAACAGTATGGAAACAGAAATCATTGTGGACTATGAAGATAAGCAAAGACCGATAAAAATTCATAGAATTTTATAGAAAAACACTAAAAAGTATTTTACAAATACTAAAATCTATTTTAGTATGTTCTTATAAACAAAACGGAGACAAACAATGATTAACGTAGCAAAAGAACATATTCCTTATCTCAAAGACTTTATTGAACGTTGGGAAAATGCTAAAAATGAAAAGGAAGAAGAAAAACTTTCTGATGAGTATTCTAATTTCATCATGAAGCACAATTATCCTTTATATTCAGCGGAAGAATTACTTTTTGAGGCGATATAATGGGAATTCTTATCACAGATATTAAAGACGAGATTATCACAATTGACGTCGACTTTGATAGTGATTTGACTTATAGCCAAATCAAACAAATCGCCATGGGTTTTTCTATTAAGATCGAAATAAAATCAGGACAGAAAGCGCTTGTCACAGGTAAAGCTAAAACATTGCTTTCTTTCCTATTCTGCTATGATTACGCAGAAACCTTGGCTGAAGCAAGAGAACTGTATCCGGAGATTTTTGAATGAGTAAGCAATCACACCAAAATAGTTTAACACGAATCGGCTCTGCGATATTGGGTGCAATGAGAAGTCTCGAAGAAGGAAAAGTAATTGAGGCCTATAAAACTTTACAGAATGTGGATAATTATATTGGCACAAAACAAAAGGAATTAAGAAATGAGAGTTCTTGAACTAATAGAAAAACTTAAAAAAGTAAATGAGCATCACGGTAATGTTGAGGTTCGTTTACAAAACGATGATTATGATCCTATCGATCCGATTGATTCTATTGATCATCATGACAAAAATGGTTCTTTAGTGGCTCATTACAAAGACGGATCACCGCTTGAAATTGGCAAAGAAGTAAAATTTGTTTGTCTAAATTAGGAGTTTATTATGGGTAAATTAGAACATCACGCTAAATATTTATTTGATCAAAAACAAGCACGAGATGCAGCAAAGTCAGGCCCATTTTGTTACATCATACAATGGGAAGAATTAACCACACAAGAGAAACAACTTTACATGGATGTGGTAACAGATTCATTAGCGTGGATGAAGCTTTACGGTTAGTAGTGACCGGTAGTGGTGCCTGAACGTCCTCGTTTACCTGTCTCACGAATACGATAACGGGTTTCGTCACCGATGTGATCCTCAGTATTGGTGTCCACATCATCCATGTTCTTTTCGTCCCTTGGGAGCACTGGGATTGTTCGTATAAACTGTAAGCAATTACTAAATACGAACAGTCCTGGCTCTTCACGGGGCATATCAGTAGGTATGGAAGCACGGAACCGTTGACGCATAGCTTCCCAGCCTGTGATTCGACTACCTGGCCGCTTGTCAGCAGGCGTGAACGTTGCTCCCTTTATCTTTGAGCCATCATCGAGACGGATATTTTTAGCCATATTGTCAGCAATACAATTGCCATCCTCAGCATTAAATATTGAGTTATCCGCAGGACCTGCTTTACAACGATTGGCGATTCCCATGGACATTTCTCTCAGTCGGATCTGCTTGGATATATCCACAGCCAACATATTTAGACCTTCATTCGGCTTGCCATTCCAGCCATAATATTCGCCAATTCTAAAGAGATCACCTGACACAGTGCTCATCCATGTACCATCAGCCAGTTGCACATCTGAGCCGTCAGACTCAGCCCACCAACCACACGAGAATGGTTTTGAAGATCCCCAGTCAAATGATCGGTCAATACGCCAGTCATCAGGAATCGGAAATGGATCTAACACATGGTGCTTAGGTGACCACACATCATCAAACATACCACCAGCGACAATATCCCATGAGCCGTCAATCCATGCGGCCAATTCAGCAGGATTCTTTGCAGCAGCACGGAGACGTTCGATATATTTTGGATCTGCTTCTAAAAGAATTGAGTTTTCATAGATGTTACCGTGAATAGCTAATCGAGGCGGTAGATGATTACCGTCCTCATCAACAGGATGCCAATTAATTTTACCTCGAGATCCTGGTAAATTGAAACGGTGTTTGACCACGTTGTGACCAGGTCCATATGGGTTCGTAGTAGATCTTACACGACAAAGAGTTGCTACAACAGGATGTGTAGAACGACAGGTAGACATCATACGCTTATAGCCTGCCAACGTTGCCCAGTTACACAATTCCTCCCACCCAATCCATGGATAAGCGTGACCGTGATAGTTATAGTAATCATCATCACGTTGGAATTGACGAAGCAATAATTGTTCACCATCAGGAAAAGTCCAGGTATGTTCAGAGGCATTGTATGTAGCTTGAGGACAAACGAGTGCAAACCACTTTTTAGTCTTGGTGATCACATCCTGCAATTGTTTATAGGTCTGACGGAATAAGATTCCTCGCCATTCAGGACCATAACCTTTACCTACATCAGAGAAGAAATCCATGAGCAGTGTATCAGTTTTACCTGGTCCACGAGTACCCTCATACATTACCTCATAAATATGCTTAGAAGCAAGAAAAGCTTCCTGAGATCCTGGCAAAGACTTCCAACTCCTAACCTTAGGTAGGATGAAATTCTTATCAAGCGCCGCTCTCTGATATTCCAGGTATTTCTGGTCGGTACGTTCCTTTGGCTTTCTCACCATATAATTCTTCCCAATCTTCAGCAGGCACACCAGCAGGAACGATCACCGCACCTACAGGTTGATCACTCGCCGGACCTTTATCTTTATCATCAGAATAATGTTTGCCATATCGTTTCAACAGCATAACTCGAAGCGGTGTCTCATAAACTGTACGCCGCTGGATAGTTCCATCCTTTAGAACTTTTTCTTCTTCGTGACCCATCAATGCATCAGTCTCAATTTGTTGCACGATTGTGTCAGCCCGATATTCTAAGGCAATAGCCTGAGCCTCCTCGAATTGAGGATCGTTACGCTCATAATCTTCGATCAATGTTTTGGTAATACCTGACGATTTCATCGCAAGCATTTTACCACCGGTCTTGTATAGGGTTGCAAGATAGACTCCGATCTGACGATCGATAGCCCTACCGTTTTTATTGTTTTGTCGCTCAGAAAAAGGCGAGTCTATGCCGGAAACCAGATCACGCCATTGCTTAAAATTTATTTCTTCGCCTAGAAGTATTGCCTTAGCCATACTTCTAATGTAAATCGGATTTTAGTAGAAATACATTGAATTCTATTTTATCTACCTAACTTATCTACAACCTTAGAACATTTATTAGCAGCTAGCCATAAATCGTCAACGTTGTCAATGTCCATAATAGGAATTGGTTCACCTGAAAAAGAAGCTTGACGCACATCAGTGATGTAATCCTTTGCTAATCGAAGTAAAGACTCAGCTTCTTTAAGGGTATCAACAACATCCTTTTTACTAGTATGAATAACTTCAAAGTCATCAAACCGAACTTCATTCTTAACTTCTTTAGTCTCATCAACTAACTTAGCATCATCAGCATTCTTCGCAACTGATGACGCTCCGTTTATGCACGCCGCATGACTATTATACATTTGACTACTTAAAACTGTTTGGCCGTTAGCGGCACGAAGAGACCAATGGAATTTACCACTACTCATAGATTGCTCAAACAAAAATGCACCTTCTCGGGTAGCATTTCGTCGAACAGAAGCAATACCGTTCTCAGCAGCAGCTTTGGTTGTATAACCTTCACTAGTACCAATGATCTCACCGTTACCGGCTTTTAGATTGAAATAAAATTGGTCGTTCTTTCCTTTGAATAATGTAAATTTACCCACAATAACATCCTCCTTCGTTAGACATCTCTACACATTTCATATTTAGTATCACCATTTCTTTATTTGGATGATATTTTGCAATATTTCCTGACTCCAGGTTTACAATTCTAATTTCTTCTTGATGAAGGCGATGGAATTTATCAACATCATTTGTTACGAGATAAGGCGTATCACCTTTTAACAGACGAACAACCGAACCTGGTCGTATTTCGCGTAAAGGTATTCCTTCTCGTGTTCTAGTACATCTTTCAATTTTCATTTTACTTCTCCTTACGTTTGTTTTTTCTTCTAGTATGCCTGTTATCAACATCAGGATGTAAATCACCTGATTGCTGACGTTCGAGATCGCGCTTTTCACGAAGCTTCTGCTCCTCATCAATTCTGCGTTTTTGATGTTTATCATTATGAAATATCATTGAGCCCATAATATACCTCTCATGTGGGCCTAATCACAGATAGCCGCTTTCGTCGCTCTCACGCGCTCTGACGCGGCATATCACATATATTTTGGCCCAGTTACTCCTATGGTTTTTGCGATTGCTTTAAACACTTCTCGATTAGTTTGCAATTTGATCTGATCGATATAACGTTTTTCTTGTTCTGCTTTTTTCGATTCCTCGTCAAAGTCATCGATAGCGGTAAGTATCCACGAATGAGGATGTTTACCATGACTTAGTAATTCGTTGCGTTTCATGATTTACCAACTAAAATGGAAGTGATTCTGCTGACTCGATAACGATACGATCAATTGCACCGAAATCTTTTTGAAATGATTTCATATCTTTCACAATACTTTTTTCGCTAGCAGTTCCTAAGTAGAAATTACCTGCGACACGTTCGTCGCCTCGGTAACCGTTAGCTTTAAGATATTCTGAATTTGGTGTAGCTGTATTTGTAATTTGCATTTTGTTTTCCGTTTCGTTTTGTTTATAAGAATAGACTAAAATAGATTTTAGTGTTTGTACATAAGAAAATGCGTTTTGCACTAAAATAGTTTTTAGATTGCGAGCTGGTCAAACGCCATGTGTCGCGATTTTTCCCGGCAAAATGAAGGAAGTCGAGGTTACAAAGTTACAAAGATTTCACATTCCGGTCCCTATACATTTTAAATATTTTTCGTTAATAAATTCGTTAATACAAATTAATATTTAAATATTTATTATATTATATACTTATTATATACATAAACATTGTAACCTTTGTAACCTATATAAAAAGAATAAGGAAATACAACAACTTATTTAGGTTACAATATTTCAAAATTTTGTAACCTTTTTGAGCCCCAGCCTATCAAACATAGTAACCTAAAATCTTTTTGAAAACGCGACTCTAAAACTCTTTTTAGGCTAAATAAAAAATTAGCGCTAAAAAATATTTTAGCGCTAAAAAGGTTACAATGTTTGCCCGACGTCGTAACCTATAAATCGTCGCCCTCAAACGACGCTCTAATCTCTAAATTTGTCATGTTATTACGGACCCAAATCCGCCGCGCTTTACCATGCACTTTGACAGGTTTCGGCAAAGGTTTGTAGCCCATCTTCTTCATAATGCGGTTTTTCTGATACTTATCCAGCGTCACATCAGGATAATCAAACAACAATTGATCGAAGAAATCAGTAGTACTCACAGCGTCCAAGTTATAATAAGGACCCCCTTTTTCCAGCATCTCGCGCGCCTCAACCAGGCCTTCGAATGATAATTCCTCAGATGCAATCATCAGCTTCTTATCATCAGTCATTGGCGCTTGTTTGATACTCATAAATTCATCAGTGATCTCATATTCCATCAACCACTTCTTAATCTCCTCAGGATATTCCCTGATAGCCTCAAACAACCGAGGGAAATAAGTCACATGGCTTTCACCTAAAGCTTCTGAGAGCTCGTCTAATGACCGATATTTAACAAAGATAATCCACCAACGCCTATCATCCGTCTCCATTGGAATGGCGTCCGAATGGTTCGTGAAACAAAGATAGTTACACGTATTGTAGGTCATGTATGGATCAACACCTTTTCGATGGACCTGGATCATACGATCAGTGATCAATGGTTTTAGCGCGTTTACCGCCTCATATCTATTATGACCTTTAATCCTCAGCTCTTCAAGCACATTCACACATACGCCAGATGCCCATGGATTAAAGTCAGACACAACCTGTGATGGATTAACAGTCCCAACATTTCGATCACCCAGACACTTCCTGAGGAGCTCACCAAAGAACGATTTACCAACACCTTGGATAGACTGAATCACAGGTGACCATAGGATCTTTTCACCAGGATGTTGCACCTGATGTGCCAACCACTGCGTAAATATGTGAGCATTGCTCTTACTACCTAATATGATCTCAATATGCTTTTTGACCATTTCGATGACAGCCATGCCGCCGGCAGTGAACTTCTCAGCCTCGGTAGGCATAGAGTTAGGGTTAAAACAGTTCAGAACGGTTGTGCCATCTACCACTTGCACACCCTTATCAAACATAGGGAGATATGCCATAGACTGGACGTGGTCGATGAAGTTGTTATCTGATACATACTTCAACGCTGAAGGCTTAGTGCCTGAATCATGATAAGGCACATTGCCGCCGTTGACGATGTTGAAGCTCTCAGACTTGTATAGTTCCAAAGTCTCTAATTCAACAAACGCTGCGAGATTGTTGACATACATCCAATCTTTGCACCACTTCGGCTTCGGCGCAACCTGTTCCATTGCAGAACTCTTCTTAACCTCAGGCTTTGTCAGCATGTTACGAATATGACCAATAGGCATCTTAATACCTGAGATCTCTCTGAATCGGCCCTGAATAGCAACAGCCAACTTCTCTTTACTAGTCCGTCTCAGTTCCATAGCGCGAATGTCTTTAAGAATATCACGTTCGAGTTCAATCTCACTGCATCGCCTCAATCGTGCCATCACCTCATTGACTTCACGAATCTCTTGCTCATGATCGATCGTCATGGCCATGTGAGCAACTGTACCTAGAGAAACACCGCCACCTAGTTTGAAGCTCTTCCACTTCATATAGGTCACGCCCTCTTCGTAGTTATCACCCTTCTTAGACCATTCTTCCCACAGGCTAACGCCTTCTTTAGGATCCCAATCATGGAGTCCCATACCAACACGGACCCAGTTGTCATGGTCCATCGACGGATCTAGCCTATCAAGCAGATCTCTGACCTGTTCCTCAGACCAGTTTGATGATCCTCCTATGTATCCAGCGAAAGGATCGTCATCATCCGATTCATGCTTATCATTAGCAACAACTAACTCGCCAGCTTTAAGCTTATTCTTATATGCGAGCAGTTTGATTAATTTCTTAGGTGCCTTATCCTGGCCAAAACAATCTAAAAGATCATCATACCATACGTATTCACCCTTCTTTACTCTTGATCCTGGTATCACACATTGTGCACCTTTTGTGAGAAAATCAATGCCAGGATATTCGTCATTGATCGTCTTACGTAACAGGTACTTGCGATACTTATGAGGGATCTTTAAGTAACAGTGATAACCTCCTGACGGTGTCGTGACAGTCGGTTCTAATTCGATATCGAGATCCTTTTGTAAGCGTTCGAATGATTCATCGCCGCCATTACGTGGATCAACATCCATGACTAGGTCACCGTCTCCGATGACCCAGCCAAGATTTCCGGTGTGTTTTAAAATTTTAGCTTTTGATAGTCGTTTGTCTGTCCATTCTTCAACGACAGGGATCTTGCCATTGAGAAGTGTGAGGTTTTTACCAGAAGCTAAGAATTGCTGTGCAACATCTTTAAGCTTCTGATTCATCACCCATTATTTCCTCTTCTTCGATTAAGTACTTACTAATACGCTGAAGTGTATCGAGCGTATAGTTTGTTTCTTTACCTTCTTGCAACTTGCGGAGCGTAGGGTATGAAAGCTTGGTAGCTTGCGATACTATATAAAGCCTCCGGTCCTTAAGTTTCTCTGAAATCTCATTAAGAGGAAGTAGCTGAAGTTCGTTAGACATTTAATTTTCCTTTTGGTTTTCTTGTGATGTGCTACATTCCCAGCTTATATCACAAATTCATTTTTGTAAAATCTTTTTATCGTATGCAAAAAAGTATTTTACAAAATAATTTTAGTTGGTATGGTGAATTTGTCTGCAGCAATGCACTTCAAATAAACTGATAAACTGATAAACTGATAAAAGGAAAACATCATGACCATTGAATCCCAACTCCAAGAATTGACTGACGCCATTAATAATCTGGCTAAAGCATTCTTAGAAGCGGCACCGACCC